CCGCACGTTCACCGCGGAAGCCCTGCTCTGCCAATGCACCGAGAATAGAGACTGTGTCCTCAGTGTCCAGGCCAAGCTGCTTAGCCAGCGGCGCGACGTAGCTAAGCGCGTTACCCAGTTCCTGCACGTTCGTGCTGGTGGTGTTCGCCGCCAACGACAGGATGTCGGCCACATCGGATGCACGGTTGGCCTCCAAGCCGAACTGCGTCAACGTCGTGGTGATGATCTGTGCGGCTTCGGCGACACCCAGTCCTGCGGACTGCGCCAAGTTCAGAGCCGCCGGCAGCGCCTGGATGGCGGCATCGGCCGTGCCAGTAGCGCGAGCCAATTCGTCTAGGCCTTGCGCGGCTTCCAGTGCGGTGAACCGTGTGGAGCTGGCCCCGTCTTCAGCGGCCTGCTTGAGCCGGACCATTTCCTCGGCAGTCGCACCGGAAACAGCCTTGACCTGGTTGAGTGCATCTTCCAGCGTCACGGCCGATTTGATGGCGCCGGCAAAGAGCGCACCGGTACCGGCAGCCACAACCGCCGCGATGGCGGCGGCGGCCGTCGCGGCTACCTCGGTGACCGCCAGCAGGCCGGTGGCGATCTTGCCGATGGCCAGCGAGCTTTTCCGTGCCGAACCTTCGACGCCGGAACTTTCCTTCGCGAACTTGCGCAGCGAGCCGTTGGCACCCTCGGCGCTCTCGCCGAAGCGGGCAAAGCGAGTCTGCAGTTCGCCGTAGGCCTGGGCTACCTTTTCGGTGTCCACGCCAGCCTTGGCCAGCGCGTTGGTGGTGCGCGTCAGTTCGACCTGTTGACGGTTCTGCAGCTTGGTGAGGCGATCCACCTGCGCCGCAGCGCGTTCGTTCGCCTGCGCGAGTTTCTTCGTGGGAGACTCAGCCGAAGCGATCTGCGCGGTGAGATCGCGCTGCTTTTCCTTCGCCTTGTCCAGCGCGGTGCCGGTGTCATTGATCGTCGCCTTAAGGCGCGTGTAGTTGCGCAGGTTGGTGCTGGTCTCGGCCAGCCGTTCCAGCTCCTTGGCCAGCTGCTGGGCCTTGCCAGCCGTCTGGTCGGTACTGGTGCCCAGCTGCGCCAGGACTTTGCGCAGTTCCTCCAGCCCCTGCTCGCCTTCGGTTTCCAGAACCAGGCGAATCGCTTCCTCATAGGCGTTGCGCGTGGCCATCAGCCCTTCCTTTTGCGTTGCACGGCCAGCTGGCGAACGATTTCGCTGGCGCGGTACTGATTCATTTCTGCGGCAACGAGCCGCGCGTTGGTCTGGTCAATGCCCAGCACCATCTGCAAAGGGCTCGGACCGCGCAGGCGCCGCAGCTTGTTGCGTGGGTCGCGTCCGGACGGCGAGTTGCTGTCGGCCGAGAACTGGCGCACGAGCACTTCGCGTTTGCCGCCGAGGGTGCGGATGAAGGCCGAGTCGTAGGTGTCCCGCGCCTCACGAATCTGTGCCGTGGCGCCTGATGTCTTGCGCCCACCCCAGCGCGCACCGAAGCGCTCCAGCGGCAGCTTGCGCGTGGATGCGAACAACTCCAGGTAGTCGTAGCCATCGGCACTACCGCTTCGCACCTGGAACTTGCCGGACAAGTCGCCGGCACGGACGTTGTAGCTCTGCCGAATCACCCGCTTGGCCACCGGCTCGAACCGCCGCCGCACCGAGGCGATGGCGCGACGATCGGCGGCGGCAATGTCTTTCTCGGCCAGACCGTCCACGCGCGCCTGCACACGCGCCAGGGCGGCGCTGAGCGAACTACGTGAACCGGTGGCGGCGTGTTTGGCCATGTGTCCTCGTCAGGAAAAAGAACGGCGGCAGCGTTTCCACTGCCGCCGCGCGGGGCCACTCGCTGGTCAGGCCCCCTTCCACCATCAAATGGTCGGGCTGTAGGTGGTGAACTTGTACGGCGCCGGCGCGCCTGCTGGCGCCAACAGCGGGCCGGTCAAGTTCGGCTGCAGCGGCTCCGTGGCGAGCCAGTCGATGTCGCCGTCCGGTCCCAGGTTGGCCTCGAAGATTTCGAGGTCGCCGTACTCGCCACTGATGCGGTCCTGCATATCGCCGGTGATATAGAACTTCTCACGCGGCTTGGCGCCGCCCAGGAACTCGGTCGAATGCAGGGCGGGATAGCTATAGCTGGCCAGGATGGTGACCGAGCCGTCGGAGTCGGCTTCGATCGCCGCGGCCAGGGCACCGCCGGCCACCGGAGTCACCTTGCCGGTGCGCCGCTCGAGCAGATAGTCGGTGCCAGCCTCCAACGTGTCGGCGCCCAACTTGATCACCGGCGTGGGCGATGCGAGCAGATAACGATGTGCCAGCTGCACCGGCTTCACCAGATCAGCCACGGCGTGCGGGGCATCAACCACGGCGCCAGCGGTGACCGAAGATTCGGCCATATCGGCACGCAGTACGCGCGCCAAAATCGCTGCCGGCATTTCCAGCAGCTGCAGGTTCAGGCCGTTCGTGCCGGGCAATTGCTCATCGTAAATGGGCTGGTTGTAGCGCGCACCGTTTTGCTTGGAGACGATCTGGACGCTGTCGCCTTCCTCATAGGTGAACGCCGTGGCGTTGGCTTCGATGGGCTGGTTGCCCTGCGGATCATCGCTGACCGGGATGACCGCGCTGAGTGCGCCGTTGACGGCGATGCGCCACATGCGGATGTTGCCGGAGTACTGGCGGACTTTGGGCTGTAGGGCCATGGTGATTTCCTCGTTATTCGGCGAGCGAGTAGGTTTCGGTCAGGCCCGCCCGCGCAGTGACCTGAGCCAGAGTGAAAGAGATACCGGCCGCATTGGCATCGCTGTCGATCGCGCTGCCGGTGATGACAATCGACCCGCGACCTGCGACGAATCGGTTGGCCGCGCTCAACAGCATGCGAATGAGATCGGCCCTTGCGCGGTGCGCGACCAGCTCGGCGTTCTCGGTGTCGAACGGAACGGCCACTTCAAAGGAAATGTCCATGTCGCTGGACATAACGCCCCGGCCTTGCGCGCCTTCTTTCGGCACGATGTCGCCTGCGGTAATGAGGGTCACGGGGACATCGGACAGGGTGAGCTTGGCGCGATCCAGGATGATCTGGCCGGCGCCGATTGCCGTCAGGTAGCCATTGGCCGGCGTGATTTTCAAGACCTCTTCGCGATAGCTTTCCAAGGTCAACCAGCTCACCGGCTCAGCCATGACGCACCAGCCACCGGCTCAACGAGCCATCGTTGCTGATTTCGTGGACGTGCACATACAACTCACCATCCACAGCGAGGCGACCACGTTCAGCCGGCAGAACAGGCGCCATGCTGGCCAACACGTAGGTCACTTCTGTGCGCGTGGCTTTCAATTGCCCGGCCTCACCCACATCCTGCAGACTGCGGTCGACGTAGACAGAGCAGCTCACCTGCGCGCCGCTCACGGGAACGGTGTATTGCCCTTGATCGGCGCCGCCAGCATCGGAGAAAGCCGCATGCAGCGCGCTGTCCATTGCTTGGAGCGTTTGGCGCTGACTCACGGCTTGACCTCGGTACCCTGAATTGCTCGGACCTCAGCTGCCCTGGCGTTCTGACGCTCGATCACGGCACGCCGTGCGGCGGCCACATCAAAGCACTGGGCGATCGGACCTTCCGGCACTGCTTCCTGCACGGTCAGCCGGTCGGGTACTTTTACGTACACCACCCGTTCCACGACCTGGACCTTCGGCACCACCGCGCTGGCGGCCGGCGGCAACTCGCCGCGGACTGCGTCATGGTTGCCGCACCCGGCCAGCAACAGCAAGGCCATGATCAAGATTGCACGCATGTCAGTAGCCCTCCAACGCGGGACAGAATTGCTGCACGGTCGCCAGCGCTTGGGCGCAGTCAGGTGCACGCACCTGCTGGGCGTAGCGGTCCATAAATGATTTCAGGACGCGATCCGCCTCGGCGGCCTTGGTCATCGCAGCTGCGACGGCACGATCGCCCTCACGCGAAAGGCGCACCGCCTCGGCATTGGCTCGCTCAAGCTCGCCCATCAACCGGGCGAACTCTGAGTCGTACACCTTGTTCGCGGCGGCCAGCTCTTCGGCGCGCGTCTTGAACGCATCACGCGAGGTGGCGATCACGGCGGTGCTTGCACGCGCTGAGTCGCGCTCGCTCGTGACCGTGGCCGCCCGCGCCCACCACGCCGCATTGCTGCCCAACAGCGCGAGCGTGACAACGGCCAACGCAATCAGCAGGGGCTTGACGGTCACTGCGGCCAGGCTCATGGCTTAGCGCTCGCGAATGGCGTCAGGGACCGGGGGCAGCCGAAGGCTGGGAAAGCCCTGCCCCTTCATGCGCAGCACGAAGAAGATGGCACTGAGCAGCTGCAAGGCGTGTCCGGCCGAGGGTGCAGTGAGCAAGTCGCCGAACTGGGCGCGAAACGGATCCCAGAAACTGGCGACCCAGCCGAGCAGGTCCACGATGAACTGTCCCAGCACCGTGCCTACGATGCTGAGCCAAACCGTGAAGCTGCGCCATGCCGTGGGCAGCGCCACCGTTCCGTAGCGGGTGAAGTACTTGAAGAACGCCAAAGCGGCCAGCACCAGGCCGACAAGAATGAAGGTGAAGAGCAGGTACATGCGATAGTCCTCAGTTGTCCTGCGCGGCAAAGCGCAAGTTGATTGCAATGCGCCGCATCCAGCCGGCACCGTGGACGCCCCAGTTCTTGAGCCGCGTCATGAACTCAATACGATCGGCGTTGAAGCGGAAGATGAGATCGTTGGGATCCGTCGCGCGGATGCTCTTCAGGCTTGCCGGTCCGATCATTCCGTCATCTGCCGCGCCCGCAGCGCGCTGCAACCAACGCGAGGCCTGGCCGATGCCACTGTTGACGGCGCCATCCAGGAGCTGGAACGCGACGGCCCCCGGCAGCTTTTGGCACTGCGCACGTTCCCAGAAGTCACGCTGGTAGATCGCGATGGCCTGGCCGCGGGTGAGGTTCGCAATGTCCAGGCTGGGATAGGTGTTGGCCGCGATGCCAAACTTCGTACCTTTGAGCTGCCCCATGCCGACCTTGCCGCCGGTCCAGTTGCCGGGGTCGCTTCGATCATTGGTGTAGCCACCCTCGTGCGAGAGCAGGCGGTCGATGAAGATTGAAAACAGATCACTCATGGCGTCTTCTGTGCCTGCTCGACTTGGTTGAGGCGACGTTCGATTTCGGTGATGCGCCAGATGACGCCGTTGTCCAACTTGGTGTTTAGAACCTGGACGGCGCCATCGACCTGCTGCAACTTCTTGGCTTGGTCACGTTGCAGGTCAGTGATCTGGCCCAGCTGCCAAGCAATCAGAGCCGACAAAGATGCAAAGAAGAAAGGCGCAATCCACATCACGACGCGGACGGCTGCCTTGGCCAACTTGCTTTCCACGGCATCTTCAAGATGCATGTTCTTCTCGCTCATCGCCCCTGCTCGATCGTTGCTACAAGGGAACTCGCTCCCCACGCGCACCATCCAGGCATCTGCGCGGGGGAGCGGTCCGAAACTTAGGCCGTGACGGTGCCGCGGCCAGGGGTCAGCTTCACCAGCATTTCGGTGGTGCTGTTGTTGAACGCGCCGATGGCCACGCCGAAACCGGTCACATCACCGGTGGCGGCCGAGGCGACGATCACCTGCTTGGCACTGACGTCCCAGATGAGCGCGGCGTTGCCGTCGGCGATGTTGGCGCTCTGCAGCTTCGGCAGCGCGTGCACGCCTTCGATCGCCAGTGCAATGGTGTCGCCCGTCTTGCCGCCCGTGATGGCGATGCCAACCAACGCGCCCTTGGCGATGACATCGCCGCTGTTGCAGTCGGCGGTGAGGACGTGGTCGATGACACGACCATCTTGATATTGCTTTTTCATAGCTTGCTCCGCGGTATGCGAAAAAGTGGTGGCCTTCGGCAGAACCGGCCTAAGGCCGGCTTCTGGCTTTAGGAACCGGGGTTCTTGTAGATGCCGCGGTAGTCGGCGATACCCGGCTGTGCGTCGAGGCGAACCTTCCAAGCCACACCGTCGACGGTGAACCCTTCGTGCTGCTCGAGGTACGGCGTCTTGTTGCCGTTGAGGTAGGCGATGACGATGGCGTCGATGTAGCTGGGATCAGCAACGCCATACCATGTCGCGGCGTTCGCATCGTCCAGATGGCCATCGTCCACCACGTCAAAGGTGCCTTTCACGGTGTTCGGGGTCGTCAGGTTCTTACCGCCACTCACTTCGGTCTGGCTGTCGCGCACGGTGCGAGCCAGGCCGCCCAACGCCAGGGGCGTTAGCAGGTTCTTCATCGGAACGCGAATGATGTTTTCATCAGCGTCCTTCTGCTTGGCCATGGCTACGCGCATGGCGTCGACACTGGTGGTGCTGATGGCAGAGCCGGTCAGCAAGTTGCCGTGATCGGCATGGAACAGCGTCTTTCCATCCTTCAACGAAGGGTTGCTGGTGATGAGCTTCCAGACCGCTTCGACGATCGTGCGGCGTGCAGCGCGGCCCATCTTGCGCGGAACCTCGCTGAAGATTCCCAAGTCGTCATTGATGATGGCTTGGCGCGAAATCGAGAACAGCCGACCATACGTGACCACTTGCATGGACTGGGACTGCTCGCTGAAAGTGCCGTACTTGTATTCGCCATTCTCCGGCACCACGAGCAGGTTGCTGAAAGCGCCAAGCCCCACGAGCGTGGTCGGCTTGAAGTCCGGGACGCTGACCGGGCTGGTGAACGATTCGATCGGAGAATCGACCTCTTCGTATCCCTTCAGAACCGACTTGCGTGCGGCATCGCCCAGAAGCACGGGGAAGTCCGAGGTGCTGTGGGTGAACGACAAACCGACGATTTCCATCTTGTCCATGCCGCGGGTGTCCAAACCCGCGCGCACAACGCATTCGCGGGCCAGTTCCGAGAGACTGTGACCGCGGAAGGGGTTTTGCGAGTCCGCAGTCACAATGCCCGCGCGTGACTCGATGGCATTGATCATCGCCGCACGAGTCTTTTCACGCTCGTCGGCGCCAGGCACGACCACCGTGCCCAGCGGACCCCGGCCCTGCGCAACGGCCGCGAGCATCTGGCCCTGCACCGCTTCGATGGTCAACGCAGTATTGGCCAGCACCGCGCGCTCCAGGTCCGCCATGCCCGGCGCAGTGCGATGGGCGTCGAACAGCGACACGATCTGCGTGTTGCGCTCCTGCAGCACGGTCATCGGATCCGGCTGCACGGCGACAACCGGGGCGACGACGGGCGCCGCAGGCGCGGCGGGAGCGGCGGGAGCGCCGGCAGCAGCCGCGAGGACGTTGAGAAGGCGTTGTTTCTGCATGGGATCCTCTATGTGGCCGAACACGGCCTGCTGGGTGACCTCGGGAAGCGAGGCGAAAACTTGGGGAGACGCGGCCGCGGTAATCAGACCGCGCAGGCGCGGGCGCACGGTCGAAGGCGCGCCGTCAATGGCGGCCAGGTAGCTGTCCAGGGCGACGATGCGCGGGGCCTCGGCACGGGCCTCGGCTTGCGGATCCAATGACTCGATGCGATCAACGAAGCCGAAGCTCAGTGCCTGCTCGGCCGTGTACCAGTGATCGATGCCATCAGTGAGCAGCGTGCGAATCTCATCGGCCTTGTCGGTCTTGGCGACATAGGCGGTGAGCATGGCCTCGGCGTGCGTATCGAGCGCATCGGCGTGCTGACGGAAAACGGCGGCGTGTCCACCGGCAATCGCCGAAGGCGCGTGTACCATCAGCAAAGAGGTGCTGTAGGCAACCACTTCGTCGCCTGCCATCGCGATCAGCGAGGCAATGGAGCAGGCCTGGCCGTCAATCCAGACGACCTTTCTTGCCGTATGGGCTTTGAGCGCGTTGTAGATAGCCATGCCATCGGCCACCACACCGCCGCGGCTGTTGATGTAGACGTTGAGGGTGGCCGCGGTACTGGCCCGGATCTGCTCCACCAACTCACGCGGGCTGAGGGTGTCATCCCAGATGCTGTCGCCGATCAACCCATAGATCATGATGTTGGCGGTGTCTTCCCCCTGCGCAGAGATCTGCAGCAAGGAAATGCCGTGCGGTTCGCCGGCATCAGCATGGGCGGGCGAAAGTCCGGTCAGCGCGAACGCGGACATGGCGACGGCAAGAAGCTTTCGATGGAGAGTCACTCTTCATTCCTCAGTAGGGCGGCGACCGCAGCCGAGCGCGTCTGCGCACGAGCCGTTACGTCGTCGGTGGGCGGGGCTGCGGGATCACGCGGGCGCTGGCGATCCCATTCGGCTCGCTGGCGCAGCACGTCATCCGGGTTGTTACCCAGGGCCAGCGCGTTTTGCTGGGGCGAGGACCAACCGCGGTCTTCGGCTTCGCCGCGGGCGTACGCTTCTTTGAGCGGATCAATCCACGGCATCACCGGTCGTTGGAACGAGGCGGCAGCCAAGTGGCGCACGGTCCACGCTCGGGGCAACTTGACCAGGCCACTCATGACGCTGGCCTGGACAAAACCACGCCAGACCGGGCGGACGTACTGGGCGATGAACAGTTCCGCCAGCAACTCGTAGGCACCCCACTGTTCGACCAACTCTTGCCGTTGCGCCGAGTACGTGCCGTCGTAGTTGCGAGCCATGCTGCTGAAGCTGACGCGGACGCCGCCGGATGCAGCGCGCAGCTGACCGGTGCGAAAGGTTTCTGCATTGGGGTTGGGTCGCTTGGAGTCGATGACCTCTACCGACTCGCCCGGCAGCAAGTCGTCAGCGATCATGCCCGGCACCATGCGCATGTCGCGGTAAGCCCGTTCACCGCCAGCGCCAGGGACCACACTCGTAGAGGCTAAGGCGTCGGCGCCGTACAGCTCGGGATTACCCTTCTTGATGAAGGCCGTGAGCGACGCGGCCACCTTGGCAGCAATTCGCTCGGACTCTTCGTAGTCTTTGATGTCATCCAGGCGTGTCATCACGCTGGCGAAAACGGAAAGGCCGCGAATCTGGCCGATGCGATCGAGGTGAGCAATTTGGCGCAGATACGAGGCATCGACGCGCTTTGTCTCGGTGGTGAGCGTGGCCAGTTCGCCGGGGTGTGACTTGTATACATGCCAGGCAATTGGGCGGCCCCAGGCGTTGACTTCGCACCCTTGGAAAATGCGGCGTTCGGGCGCGTTGAATTCCAGCGGCACCAGATCCGCTTCGATCATCTCGATGCTGTAGGGCACCAGCGAGCCGTGTTCCAAATAGGCGACGGGGCCGGTCAGCTCCTGGTAGAAGACGTCGCCGTCGCGGTAGGCACTGCGCGCCATCAGCTGCTGGGTCTTGCCGAAGTCGTGGCGCCAGGTCACTTCGGGACGATCCCAGAAGTCATCCCACAGCTCGGCCAGGCGCGCAGCTAAATCGGTATCGATGTTGCCATTGGGCAGCCGCGGTGCCGGAATGACGTCGATACCGGAGCCAACCGTATTTTGCTCAAGCACGTTCAACACGTTGCGGCTGATGTCGTGGTTGCGCTCCAGGTGGCGGGCCTGGTTTCGCAGCTGCCGCGCGTCCTGGCTGGCGATTTGATTCGGGCCGCCATAGTCGCGCGCCAGCTTGCGGCTGCGCGTGACCCGGGTGGCCTCGTGCGCACGCGCTTCCACTTGGTGGCGCACCACCGCCTCAGCAATCCCGCGATTGGCTTTGTCCACCGGCAAGATGGCGGTCAGACGCTGACGTGCGACGGACGCGCTGCTCACGCGTCACCGCCGAAATTAGCCTGCGAGAAGCGCGACCGGCGGCCGACGGTTTCGCCGTCCACACGCGCCTGCCACTCGCGACGACCGGCGCGGATTTGCTCCAGATCCGCACGGGTGAGCGTGCGGTCAGTGCCGCCCGTGTTGATTCGGAAGCTCTGGCCACCGAGCACAGTCTTCTCCGCCTCGGTGTACAAATCGAGCATTTCGCGTGCCGTCGTCATGACTGCATATGCTCGGCACTTCGCTGTCCACGGTCCAAAAAAAACGTGGACACATGGGGCTACAAGCCATTGATTGGCAAAGGCACAAAAACTAATTTGTCCACATCTTCAATGAAACGAAGTCCTACCCCGCTTTTTGGTTCGATCGAGGTAGGCCGCCAGGGAAGAGTTTATGCAACATGGACCTGGATACCTTGTACTCACGCATGACCACCTTGACCGGAGTGCCACGCTCCAGCGCCGCACGGATGTGCAGCGTCGGATAGTCGCGACTGCTGGAGGGGAAGTAAGGCTGCTCGCCGGCGAAGCAACGCATGATGGAGTCGACGAAGGGCTGCGCCAAATGCTCGCTGATGCCCACATCGCGCATCAGGGCATCGGTGATCTTGTCGCGCAGCGCCGCACGCGTGTCCGGCTTGCGCGTCACAGGCCCCACCCGTCGCTGGTTTCGATGCCGCCACGTCGACCGTGTGTGTTGCGTGTTTCACGGGAATCAATGACAGGCGAGTGCGGCGCGGCGCTCGTCTGCGTTTCACGGGAATCCACGGCGTGCGTGCCCACAGAACCAAGCAGCTGTGCTTCGCGAGAATCCCACTGCGCCTTGGTCCAGCGGTGCAGACGCAACTCGGGATGCAGCGCCGCGGCGTAGGCGTACACCCAGGTGTCGAGCGGCTCGTTGCGTGGACTGTTGCGCTTCTTCTCAAAGCGGTTCTTGCGTGGGTTGTAGGTTTCGGAGGTGAGTCCACCGAAATACTCCAGACTCAGCTGATCCGAGAAACGCATGCGACGCTCGGCCTGCTCCTTGTCGGCATCGGAAGACAGCCAGCTGTACATGAGGTGCTTGATGGCCACGGTGCCAACTGGGTAGGCGAGAACGCCTCGCTTGTCCATCTGGCCGCGCCAGTTCACGTCATGCAGCTTGCCCTTGCCCAGCGCCGGAGCGTTGTTAGCGGTGGCGCCGAAGATGGCCATGTGGCGACGCAGCCGGGCCGAGCGAACGAACGCTTTCACCGCTTCGGTGCGGTGACCGAGCATGTCCTGAGCGCTGCCATCGATGCGGAAGGTGGCGCCGCTGGCGTGGCCGATCGGTCGACTGAGCAATTCCGTCAGTGCTGTCCATACCGCCTCGTCGGCCGGATCGCCGGGTAGCTCGACATAGTCAATCGGCCAGCTGGTCATACCCCTGCCCCACCCGACGATGTGTACGGCCAGGCGGTTGTCTTGGGTGTCCACGCCGGCGGTGGCGGCCAGCACCCAGTTGGGCACCGGCTGCAGCGGCACCGCTTCCACGCGCTCGGCGACCAGGTTCTCCTTGACCGCGCGCATGGCCGGGTCTTCCCAGGCCTCGGCCAAGCGGTCATTGACGAAGGTCTTCAGCCGCGCCGGGTCGCCCTGCGCCTCGACCCACATGCGCGCCAGGTCCAGCCAACGCGGCCCCAAGCCGAGCGGGTAATACAGGCAGTTGGCGCGATAGCCGCGCACCTTACGCTCCGGGTGCGTCGGCACCCAGCGGCCCGCAGCGAGCAAGCCCGTCTTCTGATGCTCCTGGATCTCGACCTCGCAGGCGCGGCAGGTGTACCAGGCGCTCGTCACGTCAGGCGTCCAGTGCAGGCCCGCCCATTCCAACGGCTGTTCGTGTCCGCAGTGTGGACACTCCACGTGGTACAGGCGCTGATCGGACTTGTCCCACAGCGCGGTCAGACGACAGGTGCCTATTGTGTCAGGCGTGCCCACCTTCAACCGCTTGTAGGTGGAAGGAAAGGCCGAGTTGCGCCCATCCAGCATGGCGTCCGGATCATCGCCAGTCTTCAGCGCAGCGGCGAAGCTCGAGAACTCATCGACCAGCGTGCGTTTGGCGCTGGTGGATTTCAGGCGCACCGGATTGCCAGCGTGTTCGATGTAGAGCTGGCCGCCTTCAAAATCTTTGAACGAGCGCCGGTTGCTCGATTCGCGACTGGCCATGCTGGTCAGAACGCGTTGCACGGCCGGGCAGCTGTCGATGAGGGGGCTGAGCTTCTGGTCTATCCACTTGTTCATCGACACTTCGCTGGGCAGCACGATCATGATGGGACCGGGGTCCTCGCACATCGCATAGCCCAGCACGTTGGTTTCGATTTCCGATTTACCGAATTGGATGGGCAGCAACGCCACCGCCTCGTGCACGGCGCTGCGCGCGGACTGGGTGTCCATGATTTCGACCTGCAGCGGGTTGCGGCTGTTGCGCCAGGCACCAGCCATCTGGCTGCCCTTGACCGACAGCACGCGATAGCGCTCGGCCCACTGGCTGACCCGCATCGGCACGCGTGGGGCGATGGCCCGTGCCACCGCCTGGAAGATGACCGTGCGCGCGTTCGCGTACTGCTCTTGCAGCTGGCTCACGCCACCCCCTTGCAGAGGGCCTCGAGCCTGCGCGCGGCTTCGCGTTGCACGCTTTCCAGCGCGTCCTGCAACAGCACGCGCACGCGGTCCTCATCCGTTTCGGCGGCCAAAGCAGGAGCCAGCGTCGGCGGTACGTTGTCCAGATCACTGCGCAGGGTGGTGATGGCGTTGGCCACCACCGCCAGCACGTCGTCCACGCGCAGCAGTTGGCCTAGCTCCACGGCCTCATCGCGCAACGCCTTGCGCGCCTTGGCCTCTTCGGTCTGCGCCTGTGCCAGTGCGCGGCGCTGGGAGAGCGGATCGTCGCCGATGCGGGTGGTGGAGCCGCCCTGCCCCTCCTCCGCCTCGGTGGTGGCCGCCGGTGCCGAAGACGTCGCGGCGGTGCCGGCATCGCGGGCAGCGGCGTGACGGGCGGCCACGCCGGCCTTATCCGGGTTGCGGGTGTCGGCGATGAGCTGCACCGAAGCGGCCACCCGAACGCGGCCGTCTTCGGTCAGCACGAGGCGGCCGGATTTCTTCAGCTCGGTGACATAGCTGGGCTTCCAGCCCTGCTTCCGAGCAAACGCCGCCAGGCTCAGCGTGTCCGCCTCATCCATGCAGGACCTCTCTTTCATTGTTTTTTTCGAAGGAATAGCCAGACAGGGCTGTGCGCGCGCGTGTTAGGGCGCTTTGCGGGATGCCTTGCGGGATGCTCGTGGGTATCGCGTTCGGGGAAACCCCCGCCACGCGTACGTCTCTGCGGGGTTGCGGGGTCTGCAGGATGCCGCCCACGTGCGCATGGGAACCCGTGTGCGGGAAATGAGCGGGGCGTGCCTCTCGCGCACACGGGCGCGTGATAATCCCGCAACCCCGCAGAGACGTAGCAACGACGGGCTTTAATCCCGCAAACCATCCCGCAAGGCATCCCGCAAACCCCGTGTATCCCGCAAACTCGGTCACGGACCACCCCCGAAGCCGTCGTCAGCGGACGTGTTGCCACCCAGGTAGTCCTGCATGGCATGGCGCATGGCCTCGATTTGCTCGCCCAGCCAGTGCGACTCCACCGCACCCTCCGGCGCCTGACGCCCGAACAGGTACACGGCCTGCGGATTGCCGACGCTCTGGCCGCGCAGGTAGCCCTTGCGCGTGCTGGCCAACTTGCGTCGTCGCTTGAGCGTGTCGGTGAAGCGCTTCATCGACGCGGGCTTGACCCCAACGTGGGAGCACCAGCGCTGGTAAACCTTGAACCAGTCCAGCACCAGGCCCGGCTGGTTGGTCAGCGGGCGAATATCGCCATCGACCAGTGCTTCGAGAAAATCAATCGGGCTGTCCTGGGCCAAGGTGATGAGTTCGCTGCGCGCTTCGGAGCTGGGCGGCTTGGTGTGCGGGTTGAAGTCCCCAAGGTCCAGCTGCAGCAGATGATGGTGGAGTGCGGCGATGCCGCCGTTGGCCATCTGCGCCGCAACCTTCTTGTAGTACTCCTCCGACTTGGGGTCGGCCATCCACAGGACGCAGTGCCGGCGATCGTCTTCCTCAAGCACCACCGGCATTGCTTCATTGGAGAGGAACACCAAGTTGCAGTGGTTGGCCTCGTCGTAGGCTGCGATGTGCTTGGGATTGATGCGAATCATCGTGCCGGTGATCAGCGTCTTGAGCTTGTTCTTGTGCTCAAAGCGGTGCGCCGAGGCCACGACCTCATCGGCAATCAGAAACAGTTTGCGGCTGGCCCAGTCGTTGTGTTTGTCGATGAGGGCATCCTGATCCAGGATGCGGCCGTACACGCCATAGATCGACATGATGGCTTCAAAGAACAGATTCTTGCCCAGGCCCTGGCCACCATGCACAACGACGGTGGTCTTCATCTTGGCGCCCGGGTGCTGGATGGGGTAAGCGCACCAGCGCAGAATCCACTCAAACAGCTCTTTGCTGTTCTTCTCGCCACTACACATGTAGCGCAGCAGATCGAGAATCAGATCGCAGTCGCCCTTGTTAGCCTCGGCTGGCCAGCCGCCCCACAGGTTGCAGGTGATCCGTGTGTCTTCCTCAGCCGGATCAAATCCCACTTCTGCCTGACGCACGATCTGGCGCTGCGGATGTTCGGCCCAAGCCTTGAACAGGTCCGGCCGAATACAGGCGTTGCGCACATCGGTCATTGCCAGTAGCAGATGCTCCTGGTGGTCGAATACTGCGCCGTTGCCGGCGTAGACCAACGCGTAGCGATCCAGCAAATCAGTGACGTACTCGATCGGTCGAAGCCGCGCGCCCTGCCCCCCGGTATTGGAGGAAGAAACGGCGCGCAAGGCCGGCGGTGCCCAGCGCAGCGCCAGGAGGCGGGCGGCCACTTGGCTGCCGATGACGCCCAGGCCTTCGGCCGCCTGCAGGTCGTTGAAGTCGGTGGCCTTTTGGCCGGTGGCCAGGTAGCGCGCGATGCGCCCGTCCTGGTCGGCGAAGGTCGGGGCTATCCATTCTCCGTGCACCGCCATTGCCGCGGCGCTGGCCCCTTGCGTGCCGGCGTTTTCGACGCGATGTGGCTGATCACATTCCGGGCACTGGCTTGGCTGCAGGGGGAGCACCACCCGGGCGCGGCACTCCGGGTTCTGGCACTTGCCCAGAATGTCATCGTCGGCGCAGACCAGGATCTTGGCCAACTTGTAACGAGCGCGCAGCGCCTGTGCCACTGCCACCAGGTTGCCGGCGTCGAACGCACACGCAACCGGATAGCCGGTCGCGGCATGCAGTGTGGCCGCAGTCGCGTAGCCTTCGGCCACCAAGACAATCCAATGCGGCTGATGACCCAGCAGGTGGAAGTGTCCCTTCTTGGCGATGCCGCGGGGCCAGTACTCTTTCGCCGGTCGACCACCCTCCTTGGCCTGCGCCGGCGTGCGCAGGAACTGCAGGCCGTGGATGCGCCCACCCGTGTCGCACAGCGGCACAACCGCGGTCTGGTGCTCGGTGTACTTCAGGCCGTAGCCGAGCACCGACTTGGATTTCAGGTATGGCGCGTCGCCTTCGGGCAACAACTTTGCCCAGGCCTTGGATGCGCGGATGCCAGCGGTGTCGGCTTCGCGTTGGCGCTGCAGTTCAGCGGCCTTGGCCTGCTCTGACCACACGCGTCGCATCGCGGCGCGCTGTTCGGCGGTGATGCGGCCGCTGTCGTCTTTGGGCAGCGCGACCTTCTGCGAGTTTTTCTCCGCGCCGCGCCACACGCCGAAGCTGCCCACGATGAGCAGGCGATCAGCGCTGGGCGACCACTCTTTCAGCAGATACCAGCCTCGGCGTTCGCGCCCACCGTCTTGGGTGAACACGCGCACTGGCTTGGAGGTGTTGACTCGCAGGCCTTCGCCCGGCGGAATGAGTAGGCCAGCGTCGAGAAGTTGGCCGAGGACGTCATCGTAGTTCGAGGCCACCATTTCAGTAACTATTGACCTCGCTAACTACACAGGTATTGCGCGCTAGGTGACCCGCTAGGGGGAAGCCCAGGGAGGACCCACGCCCGGCACAAAGCTGAACAGGGATGTGCGTTACTGAAGGGGGGTGCCCGCCCGCGCGCGGTCCTGCTCCACGCCACGGGGTGCGGGGTTCGCGCAGAGTCGAATGCGTCATCGATCAACTCGCAGTGGTAGTTCGCGCTGAGCCGCGTTCGTATCGCCGCAATCGAGCCGCTGTTGCTCGTGCTCTGCCCATGCGTCATCGCCAGGCTCGATGCCTGGCTCATCGAGCGCGCGGCGCGCGGCTTCCATGGCAGTCCGTGCTGCCGCGTTGCGGCACGCATCATGGCGGAAAACACGATATGGCTTGCCGCTCATTCCCCCTGTCGTCATGCGCATGGCTCCCCTAACTCTCCACTGCGGCGCCGTGCGCGTCAGCGGCATCAAGCACTGGCAGCAGGCGACCTTGGATGGATGCCCACGCCGCCATCAGGTCAGTGCCTTCCTGCAGTGCGCGGCGTATGAGCGGACCGTCGGCAGCGTCAATCCTCCCGTCTGCGATCACACCGGCCAGGGCGGCCATGGTTTCGCCGAACTCTTTGGCGAGACCAGGAATCCCGTGGGAAAATACTTCCTCGTGCGATAGCAGCGGTCGCGCACCGAGAAAGCCATAGCGCCGCACCAGTTCGGCCATGCAGTCGCTACGGAACGGTTCGGGGAGCGCCTGCACCCAGAACTCTTCCAGGTCGCAATGGAACTCACGGCTTGTGCCTTTGATCAGACGGTTGACCAGTTGGCAGTTGTGAGCGCGGGCTTTGTTGGCCGTGTCGACGGTGTCACCCGGCTCTTTGAATCTGAGCGTCCGGTCCTCCGGTTGGACTTGTGCCAGGTAGGCATCGGACACAACTTCAGAGAACGGCAACACCCGAAGCGCCTTACGCTTCACCGCCTCGCGCGTGTATCGCAGGACCACCCGTGAGCGCGGCTCGTGATGAGTATTCGTCATGGACGACTCCGATTCGCAGGATCAGCATCCGCCGCATGTCGAACGTCCTGCCCTTCCCCATCCGCCTCACCTTCTCCGCTATACGCACATTCGATGTGCGCACGGGGCCGGGCCAGGTCGTTGCAGTACTGTTCCAGCCGGCGACTCAGAACCCAGGCATCCATTGCCAGCGCCAGGATCAGGATGGCCAACAGCACCCAAAGGAACACTCCCGTGTGCAGTAAGCCGGGCGCCGGCGGAGCTTCTCTTTCCCATTGCCGAATAACCAGGGTGATCAGCTCAGCGTCGCTCAGTGGACGCATCTCAGGCGGCCTCACCGTCGAGTTCTCCAGTGGTGCCCGCCGCCGGCACAAACGCATCCGGTTTCAGCAGCTCGAGGAACTGTCGCCGCGCGGCGGGAATGCCGTTCTGCCGCCATTCGCTGACAGACGGCGGTTTGACTTGGCAAAGGCGGGCAACTTCCGAGGTACCGCCCAGCCGATCGATGATGTCGGAATCGGTCATGGGGCCGAAGTATTAGGCATACCTTACACGATTGCAATAGGCAGACCTTCCGATCTGCCTATTAGGCTAGGCTAACAATGCCTACTCCCCTCGCCCGCCGCCTAAATCAGGCACTGAACGCTATGGACGCGCGCCCCACCCAGGCGGAGCTTGCGCGCGCGGGCGGTGTTAAACCGCCGAGCGTCGCAGGGTGGTTCAACGGATCAACCAAATCCTTGGGCAAGGCCCTGCTACCTATCGCGAGTTTGCTGCGGGTGAATCCGGAGTGGCTCAACAGTGGTCGGGGTGCGATGCGTCCCGGCGGAAATGCCTCGGGTCCGTCCTACCAAGTTCGTGAATCGGATCCCGAAGAGCAACATGCATCCGGCCTTCCCATCGAGTTCGTCGACGCCTCCGGCTCGTGCGGCGGTGGCACGATAGTCTGGGAACTGGAGAGGCGCACGCCGCTGGTCAAAGAGCCTGCTTGGTTTCAGAGATACAAGGTTAGGCCAGAGGACGTCTTCGGTGTTTTCGCTGATGGCGACAGCATGGCCGACTTCATCATCGACGGCGACATTGTCATTTTTGATCGCACTAAGGTTGAGCCTCGCAGCGGCACCATCTTTCTGGTGGACCATCCTGATGGGCTCAAGATCAAGCGACTCAGACGAGAAATTGATGGCAGCTGGGTGCTAGAGAGTAACAACCAGGATAAGCGCCACTACCCTGATGAGCGCATTTCGCCTGAGCATGTGGGCCTCCTAAAAATACTTGGACAGTTTGTGTATCGCCAGGGTGGGTGAAAGCCCTGCGCTCCTACAAGGAAGAGGTGCATCGATGCGTGCAATGATCGTGGGTTTCGCTGTACTACTCGTTGCGACCCCAGCCTTTGGCCAAGTCTACAAATGCAAAGGTAAATCTGGTGAGACGGTGTACCAGCAGGATCCCTGTAACCCGTCGTCGCAACCCATCAATGTTCGTGGCACGAAACCTGCGACCCCCAGTCGTGCGGAAGATCAAACACGCGCCACCGTGTTTAGGTCCACAGATCTTAGTGACGCAGCAATTGCGGAGCGACAGTGTGTCGCAAGTTCGCATGATGCAATTTATCGGCCATCAAATGAGCGCGTTGCTGCATACCGCAACCAGATCGCGGCTCTGAACAAAGAGATTGGCAATCTCAGCAACAATCTTGCTGGAGCCACAGCTGCCACAGGGCTACGCAGCCAGATCAGCGGTCTGCAAGACTCAATCGCCTCTGAAGAAACGAACGCCGCGCAGCTCGCTGATTCTGCCACCCAGCGGTGCGCCGCTGCCAGGCAGAGGACCGAGCAGGCAATCGAAAAGAGATACGCGCCAACCGCGACACCTTAGGCGCCTCACCTAAGCTCTGAGCTTCACCTAAGGAAAAAATTAGGTGCACCTATTGACTTGCGTGTTAGGTGCACCTAATGTGCGCTCGCCAGCCTAGCTGGTGGGCGACCGGCGGGTCGCCAGACCGCCGACTCCCCCGGCGAGCGCCTATCCCCAGGCCGTTCCTGACTCGCCGGCGCCCTTTCCCTTTCAGGAGAGGCCGCCGTGTTCGAGAGCAAAGAGACGTTCGACGATCAGCCCAACGAGGCGCTGGCCGCCCTTCCCCAACCCGCGATCCGATGCCTGCGTAGCTGCACGACAGCCGACAAGGCACGTGCCGAAGGGCTGCAGCACGGCCACTCGCGTAACCGCGCCGACCGGTTGCACGTTGCCGCCAAGCGCACCGCCGCTGGCGCGCGCGAATTGGCACAGGAGGCGCGCTGA